AAGATAAAATAAACTATCGCGCATTAGGGCCGAGAACCCAATTGACGAGACAACCTGTTAGTGGTCGTGCGAATGACGGTGGTTTAAGAATCGGCGAAATGGAACGTGATGGTGTAATTTCGCATGGGATGGCGGATTTCCTCAATGAGTCCATGATGGAAAGGGGGGATAAATATTATATGGCGATTTGAAATACGTCTGGTATGATTGCTATTTATAATCCGGAAAAGAATCTATTCTTAAGTCCTATGGCGGATGGTCCTATAAAATTCACTGGTTCATTAGCGGGGGATAATATGAATATCGAGAACATAACGAAATATGGGCGTTCGTTCAGCGTGGTGTGTGTGCCTTATTCATTGAAACTCTTTGCGCAGGAATTGCAGACGATGAATATCAATATGCGATTTATAACAGAGGATAACATTGATCAAATAGAGAATATGATGTTCTCGAAGAATATAGATAAATTAACCGGATTTAAAAATACGACGTCGGGTGATTATATGCGTCTTTTGAATGAGAACAAGAGGGGACTAAAACCCATGGATTACGTCGAACCAGAGAAAGTGAACGAAGAGGAGCTACCACCGCCACCGGTCCCCATTATGCCCGATTATAAACCGAATGATGTGGACGTTTTGAATGATTGGTCGCCCAAATATGCACCAAATAGCGATTCTCCAGCATATGCGCCAAATAGCGGTTCTCCAGCATATGCGCCAAATAGCGGTTCTCCAGCATATGCGCCAGATAGCGGTTCTCCAGCATATGCACCAAATAGCGGTTCTCCAGCATATGCACCAAATAGCGATTCTCCAGCATATGCGCCAAATGCAGAAATAAAAGGTGGCGAGAACTCGTACGAAATAGGCGACGAAGTGGCATATCGCGGAGGTGATATTAAACCTAGAAAATGGTCGATTAAACATAAAGGGAATAAATTCGTCACCATAGAGACCGAGGATTTAGAAGGATTAGAACCCGAAAATTCGATTCAAGTAGTGCCATATAGTTATGTTTTACCCTATTCGGAGAACATTATGAACCCGCCCACATATATAAACCCAAATGAATCCTATATGACACCACAACCGCAGCAGCAAATCCCGGCGATACAGACACAACCGGTGCCTAGTCAAATGCCGGCGATTAATATTGTGGTAGGGGATAATAATAAAATCACACAGGATGATGCACCGCAAAAAGGTGGCGAGAATATTACACAAAATAATCCTATAGGACAAAATGTGGGTGGTTCTTCTATAAAAGAATCGAGTTCTGGGGGTGGGGGTGTGGGTGGAAGTTCTCAAAAAAGTTCAGGTGCAGAGAGTGGTGTCATTGATTTTTCCAAGGGAAATTTCTTAATCAAGAAAACGGGGTAGGGCATATATTCTACCCTTATCCCTTGTAGGGCATATATTCTACCCTTATCCCTTGTAGGGCATATATTCTACCCTTGCCCCTTGTAGGGCATAAAAGAAATACCCTTATAAAATTGATTTAAACATTTAAATATTATATCATATAAAAGAACATTTTATATGACATCTGCATCGAACCGCATTATTTCTATTTATAAATCCCGTAATACGATTTTAGAATTATTATCATATAGGGGTTATGATATATCGGGATATTCAGAATTTAGCATCAATGAGATTGACGCTATGTACTCGAATAGTCAACTGGATATGTTGATTTCAGAGGGGAGCGGGGACAAGGAAGGAGAAGGCGGCATTGATAATCGCAAGGTTTATGTCAAATACTATCTCCATACGAAACAAATCCGACCCCCCAATCTTGATGAAATCATAGAGGATTTATTCTTAATCGAATCTATTCTCACGAAAAATGATACATTAATAGTCATTGTGAATGAGGAGCCGAATGATACGATCATCAATAAAGTCAAATATCTATATGACCATGATGGAATTTTCGTAGTCATCCATAGTATAAAGCGTTTGCAATTTAATATTTTAAATCATACATTAGTACCCAAGTTATCTATTTTAGGGGAATTGGAAAAAGAGGAATTATATAAACGGTATAATCTTCAAAGCGATAAAAATCTACCAGAAATATCGCGATTCGACCCACAGGCACTAGCGGTAATGCTTCGTCCAAACCAAATATGCAAACTTGAACGTAAGAGTGCGACAGCATTGACGAAAGATTATTATCGTATTTGTATATAATATATGAGTAGATTCCAAGAAAAAGCAGAAACAATATATGTAGGATATAACCCGAATGAATTGAATAATTATATTGCTGATACTTCGAATTGTTCTGTATATAATGCCTTTAATAAAGAATTCAATCCAGATATTGTGCCTGTTTTTAAAAAAGGAGATAAAATAACGCCTTCTTCACCCTTTTATGGCCCAAATGGGCTTTCATTGCAATTAGATATTGGCGGAAATCTTTTTTTACATGATTCAAAAAGAAATGGTAATATATGGAATATTGGATGTAAAAACAAAGAAATTAATACCAACATAATTAAATTGAATGAAGGAAAATGGAATTGTGACACTACTAATAATATAATAGACTCAAATGGTAATCATATAGTAAATTCATACTGTCAATTTGACACAGATGGTTCATTTAATTGTTATGGGTGTACTATTGCATCTGGAATGCCTATACCATATATGTCATTACAAAATACCAATAATCAAAATCCGAAATTGATTATTAATGGGTCATATAATGGAATAATAGATACAGATAAAAATAAAATTCTAAAAAAAATAGATGTTAGTAACATATTATATGGCAATATTTCAATAATAGATAATGAAACAATTTTTTTTACCAATACATTAAATTCATATTCAAACGATTCATTTACAAAGGAGGATTCTAAATATTATATCGATAACGCAGAAAAATGCGCAAATAAAGATGCAGTACAAGGTTTGATTAAACAACATGATAATCATATAGCAGCGAATGATATGTTAGATGACCACATAATCGCATATGATATTCAATATTTGAATGCAATAAATTTAACTGTAGGCATTTTTATTACGATAGGATATATTTACTTTTTATATAAAAAGAAATAAAAATAAATAAAAGAAATAACCGACTCATATTATATATGAGTCGATTCAAAGATACATCTGATAAAATATATGTAGGATTTAATAAAAATGATTTACAATCATATACAGGGACATCAAATGCCGATACTGATTTAGATTGTTCGAATAATTCGCCCATATATAATGCGATTAATACCGAATTCAATCCTGCTTTAGTGCCTACTTTTGAAAAAGGAGATAAAATAACTCCGAATAGTCCATTTTATGGGCCGAATGGTCTATCTCTTCAATTAACAGAAAAAGGGAATCTTTATTTAAATAAATATGATATAAAGAAAAATGATAATAATAATGGTGAAACAATAACGAATACAACACTATGGAGTGGGGCGATTTGTGCCATGGGGAGTGAATTGTTAACTCTAGGCGCGGGCTATGGTTGTGATGGAAATTTAGATATATTATTTAACGGTAACAATGTTTTGAATCCCTATTGTGCATTCGAGACAAATGGGAATTTAACGTGTTACGGGTGCACTATTGCAGGTGGAACTTCGGTGCCCTATATGACATTTGATAATAGAAATAATTCTGGCTCGAAATTAATCATTAATGGGCCATATAATATAAATATAAGTGATAACAATATTATTGATTTATCTGGAAGTATTACTATATTAAATTCAAATAATGATATTAGTTATAACTCAAGATTTAATACTGATTTATCAAATTTACGGTTACAACCTTATTTTGATAAAGCGGATAAATGTGCAAATGCAAAAGCGGCGACAGAATTATCCAGCGATTATTTTGCACATTTAGCAGGAGAACAAGTGTATAAAGACTCAAATATATCCTATAATATTCAATATATAAATGCCATTAATTTAGGAGTAGGCATTGTAGCAACATTAATATATATTTATATATTATCAAAACAGAAATAAAATGCCGGATGCATCATTAAATATTTTAAATAAAAAAGTTTTTTATATATATGATTCAAAACAAAGTACCAGTTTAGATATAAGCATTAACACTCCTTCTGTAATGGCAACAGCAATAGCAGGAATATCAACTGATGGTAATAGTATTAAATACGAAGCACCAATTTCAACTACAAATGCAACTTTTTCAGTTATCAGTACTACACCTGGATCTACAACTACTTATTTTAAACCTAGTGGACCATATGATATATTCGAATTGAATCAACAATTAGCAAATAGAATGAATGAATTAATGGTAGCACTCGATGTATTCCAGCGATGCGATAGAATAACCAGATTTGTAATAGGTAATACTGGAGTCAATCCTACGAATACTTATTTTACATCGAAAGCGAATACTGTTACTTATAAAAATGATTTATCAGGTTGTAACGCATTTCATGGTGATTATTTATTTCAACAACAAAAAAATGATATTAGTGGTAATATTTTTAATGACAAAGTGTATCATTCAAGTATTACTGGAAATGCGCCTACCTCCTTAACCGGTACTACTGGTGTTCAAATATATCCTAGATTTGCTGCAAATTCATCATATGCTGGCACATACGGTGTCACTAGTGGTAATGCCAAAAAAAACTTGGGTCAAATGTTAGGAGATATGGATAATTTATCGAAAAATTATTCAGATATAATAGTTTTCATATTAGCGAAAAGCGGTAATGATTTTACAAAGTTTGATGATAAATCAAATATAGATACAGGTGTTGGCGACATGAATCAAAAATATAGTAAAGAAAAGATTCAAAGTATGTTTCAACAAAATTTAAATCTACGACAGGACCTAGACCAAAAAGTCCAAGCCGTGCTAGGGGCAAAAGGGTCATATACATACGATTCAAAATTGAATCAAGATTCGACCATTTACGCAAATATTATGTGGTCAATTTTAGCAACTACTCTCATTTACTTTGTTTTAGTAAAAATGTAATAATAATATATCATTATAAATATAATAATATATGTCAAATAATAGCATAACACCTAAACCAACAGAAGGAATTATAGCATTAGCGAAAAAATACGAAGAATTATCCGCAAAACCCGTTATAATGAATCGTTATATGCCAGATACTACATTATTACAAAATTCGGGCATAGGGTTTTTAACGCAACCAAAATTCACACAGGATAATATTTTTTCGAGATTTACTATGCTTCCTGGAACACATACTGCCGAAACATGTGCGATGAATGCCGGTCTTATAAGTGCAAATCAACAATATGATTATAATGCGGATATATTATCACATAATATTAGCGTAAATGATGGGTTTTTTTTAGAAGTATACAGTGGTTATTTTTGGGACGATATTACCTTTTTTGATAGCAATTCACCAGTATATCATAGTTATTCGAATGCCAGTTCTCCTGTTTTTTCTACAGGTTATGCGAATATATCAGATATTACATGGCAATATTTAGGTGAGCATAATAATACAGCAAGTTCATGGAGTCAATATTCTGTGCGTTTAACTGGTGTATTTGTATTTGACGTCGTTGGCACATGGACATTTGTTACCACGAGTGACGATTCTAGTGTATTATGGATTGGAGATAATGCGATAACTGGCACGACAACATCAAATATAGATTTGAATAATAATGGAGGACATGGTATGAGAACGGTTGTATTCCAATATGAATGCAAAGAAGTAGGATAACAGCCAATACGAATTATGCAGGGTAATTGGGGGGGTCCATCGGGACTTATATTTCAATATAAATCCCCTGGATGGAATAGTTATTCAAACACGTGTAAATATAATGGAAAAACCTATATAAAAAACTATACAAAAAACGGAAAACCGATTCATAATAATGTATATTACGCATTATTCGGTGATGCAAAAACGAATAAGATTCAGTGTGGTATCTACGGTCAATTGCCCGCAAATCCAGAGACTCGAGGTTATTCAGTAGAACAAGGGTTTTTACAATCATCCATTCAATCCATGGATAATACATTTATATTGAATAATATAGGCGATTATACAGAAGTAGTCGCATGGGAAATCGTAGACCCTAAATCTAATATATTTGGTCCAGCAAGTAAAATTTATTTATCATTGCCCGGAATTTTAAATATGGATACTCCAAATGGAACAATACCAATATCATTTACAGAGAATAATATATATATAGGTGCAAAGTTAAATTTTAATAGTCCATATGCATTAACCAACCAATCGAATCCAAATAGAGTTGCTGAAGCAAAACAATATGCGGCAAATTATAGCGATTTAAGATATTATGACCCAAATAGTGCAGCAGGACATTATGAAACTTATGGAATTAACGAAGGTAGACAATATTCAAATACTTTTAGTGCTACTATTAATAACGATGGTAATTTTTATGTAAAAGACGGAAAAGGCAATGTAATATGGTCATTGACCGAAGTGGCTGGTTCATCGGATACATATACAAAAACCCAAGGAAATATAAGAAGACTTTCGCAAGATACCTTTAAAAAAATCGTAAAAGATGCGGTAGTAAATCCAAAATGGGTGAAATTATCACAATCAGGCGTAAGCGATACTTTATCTATGGGACAAATAATGACGAATGGATATAATAATAATAAAGGAATACAATTTATAGTAGATAAAGGGGGTCGATTTAAAATTCAAGTAAGTGATAAGGGAAATCTGGTTCTCGTTATTACCAAAAAAATCAAACCTAGTACATTCACAGAGAGTGGAAATACATATAATTATACTTCATTTGATGATAAGTCTGCATATTTATATAAGATAAAAGCCCCACCTGTATTAGCAAAAACATTTGTAACAGAAACAGATAAAAATGGATTAAATCCGGCATTTCATAAGGTGGATACAAAGAGTGAATTTTTATCATATAGCAATACGACTGGTGGGTCCATGAATTATACAGAGTATAAAACATATTACCCCCCTTCATCTGATGTAAATAAAGATAGTCAGATGAGTAAAAAAGAGTGTGAAAGTGCATGTACTGCGAATAAAGATTGTATGTATTATTACTCATACACGAATAATAGCACCGGTTCAAGTAAAGAGTATTGTCAATTGAGTGGTCCAAAAGACCATATTACATTTGCGGCATCATCTGACCCAAAAAACCAAAGTTCTACTTTATTTGTGAAAAATCCGGATGTTTTATTCAATGCGCTATTAAGTGACCCATATAATAAAACGAATGCATTATTAAATACGGTAGGTGCTCCAAAGAATCATCCTATTTCTAATATACCATTTGACCAAAATAATCAAGACCAAATTACGGATTCGAAATATTATTCTTATTTGACCGACCTACAAGGTACATTACATGGAGGAAGTGGTGGAATTGTAAATGGCGGAGTCGCTGGTGCAACAAAAAATCCACCTGACGTAGCAGGAACAATGACATCAAAAGATTCATCTACTGCTGCGGCGGCGGGTGCAGCTGCGGTTGCAGCAGCTTCTTCAGTTGCAGTAAGTTCAACGAATCAAAAACCAACTCAACCGCCTCCTAGTACATCAAATACCATTGGTCAAGTAGGGTTTACAACGAGAGAATCTTTTCGGTCAAGAGAATCTTTCAAGGAAGGCATTAATTCTACAGATGATTTAAAACGTTCTACCAAAAAAGAAAATTATTTATCTATTTCTACAGACAGTATACCCTCTACAGGAGATAATATAGGTACAATTGCGCCAATTGGCACAAGAAGTACATTAGAAGAGAAACCTACAGATGGATATAGTAATCCAAATCCGTCCGAGATGCTTACAAAGGATTTAGCATTTCATTTATTTCCAAATAATGGTTCTGCTGCTATTGGTAATTATAGTGCAAAAGGTGGTTTAAAAATAGTAACCGACCCGACTTTAAATACAACAGCTTCACATGCTTTATTTGCAAATAACGACCATCCAGCATCTTGTTTTGCATGGGATTGGGCTACAAATACGAACCGCGATGATATAATAAATGATAAGTTTGGTGCGAAGTACGTAGTGCTACCAGATGGTTATACGCCTCCTGGTCCAAATTCATATAGTGGTGTTCATCCATTAGGAATCACGTTTGCATTCTGGATGTGTGGGTCATATAGCAAAACATATTCGCGCATATTTGATTTCGGAGATGAATTTAATTCGAGTTCGGATGGAAATCAACAACATCAAATGATTGTTGCATTTATTGACCAATATTTAGTATTTGTTATTTATAACTATCCAAATACACTAACATGGGCATGGGTAGGAATGAATATTAATTTCAATGATTGGCATCATGTAGTATGGACTATATCTACGGATGGCAAATGGAAAATTTATGTAAATGGTGCACAAGCAGCAACTGTTATGTATGCTAGCATGGGATGGAATAAAACCACCACAGATCGTAATATTTCCGGTGGTGCTGCTACTTATCCAGACCCTACCTATAAATTAAATCGTTGTTTTATCGGTCAGAGCAATTGGTGGTGGGATCCATATTTTAATGGCGGTTTGAGTGATTTCCGTATTTATAATGGATTATTATCAGAACAAGAAATTGGATATCTTTATAATCGTAGTTATGATAAATATAATACAAATCTTGCACAAAGGTCAATAAACAGAGGAATACATATTCTATGTCATTTCAATCTTCAAACTGTATGGCATTGGAGGGGCAATGCACATGGTTATGGTATATCTAGAAATGCGGATGGTTCAAGTGGCGATTTTGGTTGGGATAGATTACAAATATATTATAAAAATGACCATATACATTGGAGTTCGCAGGATTTAATTAAAAAGGATACTTCTATTTCGTATGGTTATTGTTTAAAATTAGATGGAAACAGTTTTGCCATAATAGGGGATAATTATCACAGACAAAACCCAATGAGATTGCCACCACCTAGTAGTGGTATGACAATTTCTGTATGGATAAAAGCCGACCCTAATGCAAATAACAGCCCATCTTCATGTTGTCCAAATCAGTGGCGGCGTATTATAGATTTTGGTAATGGACCAGGTCAAGATAATATAGTTCTAGCATTATGGGAAGATAGTTTAGCATTTTGGGTGAAGAATGAAAAAGGCGTCGTAACATCCATCGGACCAACATGGATCAATTCAAGTTGGCAATATGGGAGTCAAGCACCAACTAGTATTAAAATAGCAGATAGTAAATGGCATCATATTGTATGGTCAATTGCACCAGCATCTGAAAGTGGTAAATATAAGTGGTGCATATATATAGATAATAAATATTACCCACTTTCAAATTTTTCGAGTTCCTATTCGACAAATACATTAAGAAATTGTTATGTAGGAAAAAGTAATTGGGGGTGCGAAGGATTATTAGTAGGTTCTATATGCGATTTTAGAATATACTCAAAAGTTTTTTTACCAAAAAATGGTAACACTGTACCAGATGAAATATCATTATTATATAAGAAAGGTTCAATGGATTCTCTATCAGGCAATGAATCATTTACGAATAAATCGGTTGAAGGATTTTCACTTTTAGGAGGAAATCCATTATTGACAAATTATCGCGAAGGGTATACGCCACCTGTTACTCATACACAACCTGTTTCGAAACCAGCTAGCAATCCGGCATTTGTAAATTATGGTACTAGTTTAACCAATGATTTATGTTTTAATTACGTAGTAGCCGGCGCAAAATCTGGTGCAAATGCAGTAGATTTTAGCCTTGACCAACTTTATGATAATACATATTCTCTTTATTCGACAGCCACAAATTATAATAAAAAATTCAATAGAGTATATAGTAATTACGCGGATATATCCGCAAACATTGATTTAATAATTGGAATATCGAATGAATTGATAGATTCAGATTATAATAATAGTGAAACAGATATATTAAATCCTTTTCCAACCACTGGTGCAAAAGATGTTCTCAAGAATGACGTTCAAGAACTAATTCTACAAGAAAATAAAATATATTCATTAGGAGTTATCACTTGCGCGACACTTTTAATATCAGCTTTATTAATAAGTAGCAAAAGATAATATATCAATATAATAATATATGGATCCAAATCTCTGGAAAATTGAAAAAGGAAGAGTAGATGATATTATACAAACATCTACATTAACAAGTGCAGGTACATTGTTAGGCATTCAAAATAATTTAGCTAGCATAGACAGTTCTTTTAATTCTGGCATAAATGCTTTAAATACAGCACTTGCTAGACAAGATGTTACATATAATATTGTTAGCAATGAAGCAAATCGGTTACAACAAAAGAAGCAATCCGTTGATAATGCGTATGATAGCACTCGGCGTATGGTGCATTTGAATAATAATTATCAGAAAAGGTATTGGGATTATACGAAAATAATTATGATTTGGGTAGGAGTTTTAGCACTTTATTTGATTATGAATCTATTGACACAGTATGTGCCTGTTATTCCATCTATTTTAACTGATATTCTAGTATTAATCGCGGTAATCGTAGGTGCAGTCTATTCATTCATTATATATAATAATCTACAAAATTACGATATGATGAATTATGGACAAATCAATCCAGCAGCACCAGTAATATCAGAAGAAACGGCAGCGAAAAATAAGGCAACACTAGATGCTGCAGCAAGAGCAGCTGAAGCAGGTGCTACAAGAACATCAGATGCGAATGAGTTGAGATGTTTAGATAATGGTCTATTTTATTTTACTGATACTGCTGGTGTTACGAGATGTTATAAGGAATGTACATCAACAAGTTCAACAAGTAACACGTTAATTGGTAGATGCACAGCAGAAGGCACAAATTTGGTCCAACTAGACTCATTTCAAAATATACAAGCAAATGGCGAATATGAATTTACTGATTACAGTGTCGCATAAATATTATCATATATAAATATATTATAATATGGGTGAAAATAATTTTAGTCAAGAATTACAAAATAATCAAGATAAATATTCAACGGATTATCAACAATCTGTCTATCAAAATATTGAAACCACGAAAATAATGAAAGCATCGAATTATTTATTTTGGGGATTTTATGCGATTCTTATTCTATTATCCTATTTCTTATACCTAGAACCAATAATGTCATATAAAATAAAATTATTGATTCTTGCTGCATTCGCACTATACCCCTTTTATATCTATATGTTAGAAAAAATGGTATATTATATGATAAAATATATTTATTCGCTATTTACTGGTAAGGTATTCGCATGGTAAATTCTCTTTTTACCGGCATCGTATTCGCATGGTAAATTCTCTTTTTACCGGCATCGTATTCGCATGGTAAATTCTCTTTTTACCG